TATCTGTTTGACCATTTTGGCAGCACTTCTTTGGAAAATATTGTCAACAGAGTGCGTTACATGGCTAAAGGGCTTGGCTGTGGCTATGTGTTTCTTGACCACATTAGTATTATTGTTAGTGGTGGCGATGTTGGTGATGAGCGTAAAGCCTTAGACGCTATCATGACTAAGCTACGCATGATTGTGCAAGAGACTGGTATCAGTTTGATTTGTGTCTCACACCTAAAGCGTAACGAAGGTCGTGGACACGAGGAAGGTGCTGTGACATCCTTAGCACAGTTGCGTGGTTCAGGCGCTATTGCACAGCTCTCTGACATCGTTATTGGGTTAGAGCGTAATGGACAGGCTGCAGATATGATTGAGCGCAACACTACTAGTGTCAGGGTGTTAAAGAATCGATTTAGTGGCTACACTGGCAATTGTGGTTCTTTGCTGTATAATGGACAAACCGGAAGAATGTTAGAGATAAAGGATACGCTATGAATAATGATTTAATTGAAAAAGCAAAACGCTATGCACAAACCGATGACTACCATGTCACTCGTAAAATCATTACTGATTTATGCACCGAGATTGACCGACTGAAAGAACTCAACAAGAATGTGTTTAGTCGCATTCAGGACAATCAGGAAGTATTTAAAAATGCAGAGCGATATAACTGGCTACGCAGTGCATCGTGGGATGTGAATCCTGAGATTGCAGCGCCGTCAGTCATCCTGTGCAATGGCGACATGACCAAATGGCAATGGATGCTCGGTAAAGAGATTGATGAAGCGATTGACAAATATTTAGATAAGGAGTAATGATGACTACGAAGACAGTTAAACTAGATAGCTTTATTTGGATTGCTGAGAACGGTAGTCTTGAGTATGGTTTTTATATCGGCGATAGCGATGACCCGATTACATTTAAAAGCACACTCAAGGAAGCGGTGCGCCAGACACTGGATATGTATTTTGTTCGTGGTGTTATCTGTCCGGACCATCGTAGTGATGTAGAACAACTGATTAAGAGTCTGAAAGCTGCTACAGCGTTGGCAGAGCATGAACTGGAGCGCATGGGCGATGAATAAACTAGTCAATATCAATGGTCGTTTAGTCAATCCTGATTCCGTTACTTACATTATTGATAGGGAGATTGTGTTCAACAACGGGCATCGTTGGGTCGCTACTGAACCTGAGATACAGGAACTACTAGCAGTGATGTTTGAGACACCAAGACCAGTGCCACCTACACCAGTCGTTACCAAGAAAGCAGTTAAAAAGAAATGACTCTTGAACACTACATTGTCGGAGCTACTGGCATTGGCTATTTAGTTGTTGGTGTGTTACAATTAAGCAAAGGCAGTATGTCTAACGCATTGATTTGGATAGGATATGCTGCAGCGCAGATTGGACTTTGGATTAATCTTAAATGAAATTGAATAACGATAATCGCTTTGATATTGATTTGGAATACGGACAAATCTTTGAACAAAAGATTGCTAATATATTTCAGAGCAGTAAGATTGAAGTTAAGACCGAGCGAGATAAATGGAATTCTACTGGTAACATTGTAATTGAATTTGAGAGTCGTGGACATCCTAGTGGCATTGCTGTAACACAATCAGACTTTTGGTTTCACAATTTAGCATTAAAGGGTGAACTAATCATGACGCTAGTGTTTCCTGTAGCGGTGCTAAAGCGATATATAAAACAGAACAAGCCAAGAGTAGTGCGTGGTGGTGATGATAATACTTCTAAATTATACTTGATTAATCTTGCAGACTTGGTTACAATAATCGAATGAGAATCGTTCTTGATATTGAAACCAACACAGCACACGATAAGATTTGGTGTGTCGTTACTCGTAACATTGACAATGCGGAGGTGAAAGTATGGAAACATCCAGAAGGACTACAAAAGTATTTGGAATCTTGCACTTTGATTATAATGCACAACGGCATAAACTTCGACGGTCCTGTTCTCAAGAAGAATTGGAAGATTACTATGAAGAAGACGCAAGTGTGCGATACGCTCGTAATAAGTCGTTTGTTTTCCCCCAGCTTAGAGGCAGGACACTCACTTCAAGCATGGGGTAATCGATTAGGATTTTTAAAGATAGACTTCACAGATTTTAATAACGGTATTACCCAAGAGATGGTTGATTATTGTATTCAAGATACATTAGTAACCCAGAAGTTGTATGAACATTTAACCAAGGAGATGTCAAATGATTATTCAAAAGAAAGTATCAAACTCGAACACGAAGTTGCGTTCATCATCGCAGAGCAAGAGCGAAATGGATTCAGATTCGATGAAGCTAAAGCTCTACAATTACTATCTGTTCTTAAAACTAAGTTGGACGCTATTTGCGTTGAAATGCAGAGCATCTTTCCTGCCAAAGTCACATCTGGTCGCACCCATAAAACACATGGTAGACCCCTTCCCGACATCGTGGAAGACTTCAATCCCGGAAGTCGCAAGCAAATCGCCGAAAGGCTCATCGAGAAAGGTTGGAAGCCGAGCAAGCTCACCGAAAAAGGCAGCATCATCGTTGACGAAACCACGCTCGAAGGCATCGACATCCCAGAAGCGAAAGCCATCGCTGAATACTTGATGTTACAAAAGCGGATAGCACAGGTTGAAAGCTGGATTGATGCTATTCAAGCCGATGGTCGTGTGCATGGACAGGTGATTACTAACGGCGCAGTTACTGGTCGTATGACACACCACAGTCCTAACATGGCGCAGGTTCCCAATAGTGGTAGTCCTTATGGTCCTGAATGTAGGGAACTTTGGACAGTTAAGAAAGGATATAAATTAGTTGGCATTGATGCAAGTGGTTTAGAGTTGCGGATGCTGGCTCATTATATGAAAGACGATGCGTATACTACTGAAGTTGTATCAGGCGACATACACACAGCCAACCAAAAAGCTGCGGGAATTGAAACAAGGAATCAAGCTAAGACTTTTATCTATGCATTCCTCTATGGTGCAGGAAGTGCCAAGATTGGGTCAATTGTTGGAGGTTCATCGAAAGAAGGACAAGCACTCATTACTCGTTTTCTACGGAACACACCGAGGCTTAGAGCGTTGCGGGAAAAAGTATCTCGTCTCTACTCTCAGAAAGCGTGGCTACCGGGTCTTGACGGACGCAAGTTACTCGTTCGCTCGGAGCATTCGGCGCTCAACACGCTACTGCAAGGCGCAGGTGCGATAGCAATGAAACAGGCACTGGTGATATTCAATAAGCGGTTACGCCAGTCACAGATTGATTATAAGTTCGTAGCCAATGTCCACGATGAGTGGCAGGTTGAAGTGGAAGAGAATCGTGCAGACGAAGTCGGCAAACTAGGTGTACAATCGATTACCGATGCTGGTATAATTTTAAATATGCGCTGTCCATTAAGCGGCGAATATCGTGTAGGTAATAACTGGAAAGAGACCCATTAAAATGAAATACGAAACTATTATTGTTCCTGTCAGTGGTGGAAAAGATTCTCAACTGTGTTTAGCTTTAGCTTTAGAAACCTTTCCTAAAGAAAAGATAAGAGCAGTACATCAAAGTACTGGCTATGACCATCCATTAACTTATGAACATTTAGCTTGGATGGAAGAATTTTATAACATTAAGATTGAGTACACCCAGTCAGATAAATACAAAGATGTGTTTGACTTAATTGAGAAACAACAGTATTTTCCAAACAATGTAGCTCGTTCATGCACGGGAGAATTAAAACAAGTTCCTTTTGGTAAATGGCTTGTAACTAATAACTTTCTAGGTGAAAATGCTTGTTTAATTTGGATGGGCATGAGAGCAAATGAAAGTAATGCAAGAGCTACAAAGTATGGCGATTTAAGCAACGAAGATATTTTTAGTTTGTCTGATTTATCTGGCAAGTATGGGAAAAAATTCAAGAATGTTTCAGTATCTTTACCTATTGTTTCTTTTACTGAAGAGCAAGTGTTTGAAGAACTAGCCAAAAGAGGACATAAAGTAAACAAGTTATACGCTAAAGGAGCAGCTCGTGTTGGTTGTTTTCCGTGTCTTCTTGCTAAAAAAGCAGACTGGGAAATGGCTGCACAGGACGAAACAGGAAGACGACACATTCAAAAACTTATTGAA